GCCTCATCGACGCGCCCAGCCATGCGGGGTGAAAGCTCTCCCCCGTTGAACGAGCTTTTAATGGGGTTTGCTTTAGCCATTACAGTCTCCCCAGCGTCCAGCTATCGTCAGCCATGCCGTCGGGAAGTTGCTCGATAGCGTTTGTGGTTTCAGCCTCCCACAATGCCTTTTTATACTCGGCCTGTGCCTGCGCGCGCTTCTGAGAGCTTTGGGTGATGGTTTCGCAGCATACGTCAGCGAGCCGCGCGCCGAAGGCCCACACGAAAGACGGGTCAAACTGCGTTGTGTCAGTTATGTCCTGAGAGTAGTGGATCCACAACGGAGACTGTAGCTGGGTGAAAATCGTGTTCCCTTGCCACATGTAAAGCTTCTCTAGGCCGGTTCTGTAGTTCAAATATCCGAGCGTCTGACGGGTGTTGCCTATGTCCCACAGGCGGAGACATTGATCGCCGGGAGGCATGGCAAAAGCCTGAGAGAATGGCGGCGGTATGGGGAGCGTCGGAGTGATGGAGGCGATCTGCTCTTTAAGGAGGGAAAATTTCCATGCGTTTTTTCTGAGCATGGCTTTACGCACAACGTCATACATAGACTTGAGCGTTTGGGCTCTTTTCGTCAGGTCGTTTATGCTTACAATGGTTTGATCGCCGAGCAGAACACAAGCGATGTTGCATATGTCAGTTTGTGACGACATATCACCTCACCGTTTATTTTAAGAATTTCACACTCTGGTCAATATATTTTTGGAGAATTGTAACAGCCCGGATAGCCGCATCTTTTGAGCCTTGCTGACTAAGGTCGATAATCAGCATGACCGATCCGCTTGCCGTGAAACCAGTCGGGAACGTCGCGGCAACGTTTGTTTCTGTAACGTTGCTTTCTTGCACGGGGGTGTCGTAGCTGATCTCGTAGGTCAAAAGATTTGCGGTCATGTTTTTCTCCTAAAAAATGGGGCAGGTTTTTAAGCCTGCCCCAGTTTAACCCAAGGAAGGAACAGTATCAAGTAGCCATGCACACAGCGGTAATTTGCAGCGTACCGGAAGACGGCAGCGTTGCGGCAGCAAGCGTGACCAGAACCACGGTGTCGGCGCCCATCGGAACAGGCGGATCGACTTGAAGCGGCGACGTTGCAGCGATATTACTGGAGAACAGTATCGGCGTATTGATCGTGGTCATCGCGGCGGCAGCTTTGTACCTTGCGGTATCACCGGCAACCCCGACAGCGACGGTTGTGGAACCGGTTGTCGTGTCAACGGCGATCACACCAAAGAGCAAGATGTAGCTTGCTGGGATTTTAAAGGCACTCCACGTTGCCGTGGCGCCCTGACCGGCGAAGGTGCCGACGGCTGTGAAACCGACGAGCTTGCCGCCATAACCCTTATCCGGGCCGACCAGCGTTTGAGGCGAGGTCAACAAGCCAGAATAGGGATCCATGTTGAGGGTTGTAGCCATATTATGTTACTCCTTATTCTAGTTGATTAAGCGCAGAGAATTTGAACGACACCGGCCTCTTGAAGGCGGGTAGCACCCAATTCACCAAAGCTATACATCTGCCATGCGTATGACAGATCGGCACGTTCACTCGCGCGGAGGCTGATCGGCCCCCACTCACCGAGATACATACTGTCCTCAGCCCACAGCGGAACCAGACGCTCACCGGCACCGACGGCGTTAACCATCGCGGCGGCGGCGTTCGGGTAGTATGTCGCGTTCTGGAAGTCGATATGCGTGAAGTTGATGCCGAGGTAGCTTGTGACAAAACCGTCAACAAGAACCGCCTTGTCATTGTATTCCTTGGAGCGAATTTCGATTTGCTTCAAGAGCGCAGCGTGATCGGTTGAGGTGATCGCGCAATGCAGCTTGACCCTCTCGATATCGACACCACCGGCTTGCAAAATGCGCTTGCCTTCGATCAGCTTAGCGACGGTGATACCACCGGCGGCAGCAAGACCGAAGTTATCAGCGACGATGTTCCCGGATGGGAATGCCGTTGTGCCTGTGCCGGTTTGACCCGTAACAGACGTTGCGAAAAATGCGGCGAGAATGTAGTCGTCAACCTTACGACCCATCGCCTTGCCTTGAGCCTCGGAATAACCCGACTGGAGCTGACCGCCGTTGAAAACGCGCGTCAAGTCCTGTTGAGCGATCACGGTGCCGACGTCGAAATAGTTGGGGTACACCCAGCGTCTAACAACCGTCGCGCTGTTGTTCGGCGTGGAAGCCAAACGGGCGGGGTTGTCGTTGGCGAGCATCGGGCCAACATAGTCGGCAGGCGAAGCGCCCATACCGCTATGAGTGGATGCACGAAGCTTGCCGCGCAGCTTGGAGCCTTCAAACTGGTACGCGAGGCGCATCTCGTCGTCGTATTGAAGGATATACTGGGATGGAATTTGGTATGACATTTTTATGCCCCTTTGAAAGTTGATGAAAAGCTAATTAAGTTTTTAAACTCAATGGCTAATCTTTTTTCAAAAGGGCGACTGTAGTGCGCTAATCTTTTTAGAAAAGGGCCGTGTGGTATTCTCATACCACCACACTTTTATTTTCCCGTCAACACCCATTTTTCCATGATAATCGCCGCCGCCAAAACCTGATTGATGTCAGGGCTTGTTTTTCCAGCAATTTCAAGGCATTTGAGGCGGATTTGTTGGGTTTCTGCCTGTGACAGGGTTGGAACCGGTCCGGGTTCTGCGCGTGTGCCGTCATCGGGCGCTTCCTGCTCAGGCCCAGCAAGAGGGCGACCCTTTACCTGATCGTGGGCGAAACCGTGATGTTTTCCCATTATTGACCGCCGATGATGGAATTAAGCTCTTGAAGGCGTTGCACGGCGCTGTGGTCTTTCTGTTTGTAGCGCAGCGCGAACTCGGGATCAGCGAGAAGCTGATCTTTCGTCTTTTGCGCCTGCTCTTTGCTGACGGAGAGTGTGCCGCCGCGGTTGCTGCCGGTTTCGAACGTGTCCTCGCGCGCGCCGAGCTTGGTGCCGATCTTCTCGAACAGGCGCATAGCGTCACGGACACCGAAAACCTCTTGCAGGGCGTCCAGCTTGTCGCGGGAGATGCCGAGTTCGGATGCGAGGGCGTTCCATGCCTTCGTGGCGACGACCTTATTGCCTTCGAAGTCGTTACCCCAATCCTTTTGCAGGCCGGCGAGATCGGCAGCGGCCTTCTCGCCGTTTTGGCGGTCAGTTTCGGCGATGACCTTTTCAACGAAGCCATTCCACTCCGTTCCGACCTTCTCGGCTTGCTTTTGTGACAGGCCGGCTTGGTGAAAGACGCCCTTCGCCCAGTTGACCATGCTCGGATCTTCACCCTCTTTGAGTGGGATCTTATATTCAGCCGCCGTTTTCGGGCGCCCGAGCTTATCGTATACCTGGCCCCATGCCTCGGTGTCGTTCGGGTCTTTCGGGAGAGGAAGCTTGTCGCCGCCGAGCAATTTTTCTGTCTCGCGGTAGGACGTCGCCATTTTGTAAAAATCTGGATTGTCGTTGGCGAGCTTTTCGAAGCTGTCGCCGATTTTGCCCTTGCCCCATGCGAGAACCTCGGGAGCGATGGTGAATTTACCAGCTTCCCCGTTCACGACGCCTGGTTCTTTGTTTACTACTGCTGTTCCGCCCGTTGCCGCTGCCGCGCCTGCTGCATCACTCATCGTAATCCTCCGGTTTAAGTTGTGACATTTGTATCATGAGCTTTCGCTCATCTAGTTTCATCAGCCGCATAATTTCATTATAGACTTCGCGCCGGCCCTCCGCAACATGCGTCGCGTAGGGGTCGATCATTCCCGTTTGAGGATTTTGCCGATACGAAACGCGATCAGCGAAACAAAATTTGTGCAGCCATTTAAAGAACTCAGCCGCTTCGGGCTTGAAATCTTGCTTTTCATCCATGAAAAGGCGGCGATAGGCCACTGTCCGGTTTATGAGGCGCTCGATGCGCCGTTTGGCCCCTTCGAATTTCTTCATCTACCACCGGGTTGAGGCAGAGATACGGGTTGTTGCGCCGGCGGCTGACCGGCCTGCGCGCCTGCCATGTCCTTCGCAGCCCCAGCGATCAGGGGTGCGGCCTGGATGAGGTTCTGTTGCTGGAGTTGCTGGGCCTGCTTCTTCATCTGGTCTTGAACAAATTCCACTGTGTTAAAGTATTTCGCGTTCATGCCATTGATCGCCGCGATCTTCCGGGCAATCGGATCAGCCTTGGGTAAGAGCATAACACTTTTATCGAACTGTGCAAGAGGGGCCAAAGATTGCAGCGTCGTCATGATGGCGACACCCTCATCGGCCTGCTGGGCGCGGTTGATGGGCGCCACAAACTGTACCTCGGTATTCAACGGGCTCATGCCGCGGTCGATCATCACTTGCGGCATCGGCGGAAGCTGACCGGCGTTGTCGAGAAGGTCAATTTCGCGCAAAACGATGGCGGGGATAAATTCCGATTGCAGGCGTCCGGTCATCGGCGCGGTGATCTGCGCTTTTTCCTGTTCGTTCAAAAGCGCCTGCGTAGCGGTCATCTCGGGGAGGTCTTTTAAAATCTGCCACACGTTGACAAGCAAGCCGTCCTTGATGACGTTGCGTTTTTGCTCCTGAGCCTCTTTCGCCACTTGGAAATTCGCGTCCGTCTTGAACGGTTTCGCCATTTCCTGACCTTCCGAGTTCAAGCCGCCCCACATCAGCGCGCCGGGCTGCATGTTGAAGCCGGAAAGGTTGCCGTCCTCCGCCATAAGGATCGGCGGATCGGTGGCAAGCTGCATTTGACGGAGGATCGTTTTCTCCATCTCGTTAAGCTGCTTGATATCTGGCAAGAGAAGCGAGCAAGGGCCGCGCGCGTAGACGTCGCCCGGCACAGAAACGCCGCGCGCCAGGGCGTAAGGGAAAACACGATAGCCGGCGCCGGTACGGCACAACCACGGCATGTCCCAACAGAAATAGTGAGACAGGAATTTCATGCCCTGAA